TATGATCCCCCCATCTCCCCTGTATGGTTTAGTGTGCCGATTCTCACCCTCCCAGATCTTGTCTGGAATCTTGTCTGGGAACGCCTTGCATGTCTGGTCATTCCAATAATGCCAACAAGTCCTGCATGGTTGCTGTCCTATTATTTTATTCTCCAATCGCATTCTCATCCTCCTCAATTATTTTCAATGTCACTGGGTCTCTCTTGACCTGAGCAACTGTGTCAAATATATCAACTATAAATGGATCCAGGATGTCTAGGTCCTCTCCTCTGACATAAACTGTCCAAGCCTCTGCAAAATATTCTTTGCCCTGATATTTGAGTTGAGCAGCATACTCTGATATTTTAGGACCATTCCCAGCTGTCAAGCCATATAATCTGTTATTGAATATCGCCCAACTGTCCCCTCCTCCTGGTTCATTCCTGTCCTGGAGATTTTCCAAGCCAGGAACCAGACCATCCTTGAGATCATAATAAAGAGCATGACCCCACTCATGCACAATTGCATCCTCTTTGTCTCTTGCATATAAAAATGATGGATATTTGTCCAATTTCCTAATTTTAATATTCAGGTCTCTTATCTCATCCCTGATCTCATCCAATTCCAGCTCACTCCTCCCCTCTGGACTATCCAGAATCTCCTGGTATTGAGCCCTTCTGTCTTTGAGAGGACCAGCCAGCTCTGAGTTTGGTTTGTATTCATAATCTGTAAGTTTATACCTAGTAATTGCAATCTCATCAGGTCTCAAAACAACATCCATGAGTCTCCTGTGAAATGCCATTGCTCCAGATGTTGATTTTTCAATAATCAGATGCCTGTCAAACCCTCCAGCCCAAATTGCCTTTGCCCTATCTGTCCCAGCTTGCATGATCCTCTTGAGCTTAGGGAAGTATGACCATTCATAATTTTGACCTTTTTTATATCCAGCTGGAGCCTGAGATCTATCAACATAAGTGTATTTTGCAACTGGAGCCTTGCCAGCATCCTCTCTCCTCTGAATAACTCCCTGCTCTCTGTATTCAGTCTGGAACTTCTCCCAACTCTCTGGGTTATTTTTCATTCTCCTGAACGCTGAGAACGATCCAGGAGCACCGTCTCCCAACCTGGTCTTATATCTCTCATACTGCTTGCGATCAGAGAGCAGCTTTGCTTTTTTCTTTTGAGCTGTATTATAAGCATCCATCTGTCTCTTATAGATTTTTTTTTCAGCATTGGACCATCCCTCAAAATCAAATGGTCTATTAGAAAACTCCTTGTCTTTTTTGAGTTGGGCTGGAGACTTGAATTTTGCTATATAAGGATTGATCACATGTTTACAGTTTGGATGGATGTTTGCATATCCAGAGGTGAATGCCTGGTCCAGTTGTGGATAGCCTGGAGTCTTGCCTGTGATTGAATAAACCCTCCCCTGCAAAGGAAAACAGATGTCACAACAAGGAATATGGGAGGACATCTTGATCAGGTCCCCAGAGACCTCTTTTGCCTGTCTCATGGATGCCTGATTAGTTGCCTCTCTGGTTGTGGATCTTGCAACCATTGCAGCATAGGATGCCAGGTCCATTGAAACATCCTTGCCATTCCGCTTGAAAGTGACCGCCTTGAATCCCTCATCTTTGAGATATTCAACAAGTTTTTGCTGGGTCTTTTTTATGGTCCAACCAGCAGATATCTTCTCTTTGATCACCTCTGTATTCCAGATCTTGATTGCATCTTTTACAGATCTCCCAGTGTGATAGATCAACCCATCAAAGACATCTCTGGTTGAATCGATCAAAGATAAAATAGATTCCTGGTGTACCACTGAGAATGACTCAGGAAACTCTGGGAACGGTTCCCCAGCTTTCCTGTATTGATCTCTGATTGATTTGTTTGCCTGGTCCAACCCTTCCTGATAAGCCTCTGGAACTGCTGTCTCAACCCACTGTCCTCCAATCCTCTTGAGGTCCAGGAGCTTTGCGTTGACTTGAGCCAGGAGAGCCTCCTGATGCAAATATATTGATGCGTGTTCTATGTCTGCATTTGCAACCATCTCCTGGATTATTGTGATCTGAGCTTGCTTGTATATCTCAATCAGCTCCAGGAGATCTCCAGAGCCTAAATTGTCAGTCATTTTTATCCTCCGCTTGCATCTGATCCTGGATTTTCTTTGAGATTGTCGGTCCTCTCAATATTGAGGTGAGATGTTGCATCATTGTTAATACTGGGGATCATTAGATGTCTGCATGAATAGCAAAGCTCCTCAGCAGCTTGACTTGCATCTGAGGTTGGTTCAAACCTGGATCCACATTTTTTACAAATAACCATCACTCCTCCTCATCAAAACCTGGAGTCATAACCACCCTGCCTGTCTCAATATTTGCAACCATAAGATCCAGATCTGAGAATGGACCAAAAGACTGGAGAGCCTTGTAAATTGCAAACTCATTGAACATCTCTTTTTTCAGATCCTTTGGATCTTTGATTCCTATCCTGACTGTAATCTCTAACATTACTCCTCCTCATCTGGGATCTCTGTGACCTGACCACCGTCTTTGTCTGTCAAACTATCCATAAAATTATGATCAGCATCACCGCCTGGAATATCAGCCTTGTTCTCAGCTTCAATCTCCTGGACCTTGATCTCAGCCTCTTGCTCATTGTAGCTGTCCAGATCCATGACTGCATCCCTTGTTGTTGTGGATGGTCTGTTGCCAAGTCTGATTGCCTGGATCTCTGCTTTTTCTTTTGGATCATCTGGGAGCCCGTCTCTCCAGGTTATTGAGATCTCATCTCTCTTAAACTGCTCATTATATCCAACCTCAGATGCCAATGAGATTGCTTTTTTGAATGAATCATCAAAATTATTCCTGATCCTGGAGACCTTTGTCAATGGATTAACATAGAGTAATTTGAGAGCCCTGCCTGAGATCTGAGATCCCTGAGCTGCTCCCTTTGGATCAAATATGGCAGCTCCCATCTCTGAGATGATTGCCAGGAGCTCCATTATGATTGAAATCTGCTTGAATGAATCCTCCAACTTGCCATCCCAAGTGACATAGCTGACCTCTGGATCATCTGTTGAGTCTCTTGCAAAATAATCTCCCATCTTGAGATAATACTCTCCTGTCTCATCATTCCTGTTGATAGCTGAAACTGGACCAGAGAGAGATGGGTCTGAATGTTTGTCCAGGACATGAGCAATTTTCTCCATCCTGATCTCAAGCTCACTGATCAAACTGATCATATCTGTATAACTATCTATTCCAAATATGCTGTCAGATGTCTGGGTCCCCTGAGTTGGGACAATCGCAAAATCAGAGAGCCCTGTCTCAACCTTGTCTGTCTCAATTCCATCTGGGAGAGAACTTACCTCCCCAAGATTCCCATCTTCTGACAAGATCCTTTCCCCAAATGTATAAGACCCTTTACTATGGACCTGATAGATCACATATTGTCTCTCCTCTGGGTCCTTCCTGCCCTCAATCTCAACCATCCTGGAAACCACATGAGCCATGACATGATATTGTATCTTTTTGAGATTTTTCTCTGAGACAACTGGGAACCAATATACAGGAGATGTGATCCCAATAGTAGCTGCTCCCTGAACTAGGTCAATCCCACCTTTTTGATCAACCTCTCCTGGTATATCAATGGTATAAATTGCATCTCCAAACCTATCAACATCCAGAGCCCCTTGATGTCCAATAGAATTGAGAGAGCTGTCATTAACAATGCTATTGAGGACTTGCTGCTTGACATTGTCCTTTGGATCTATATCAGCCAAATTATCAACTAGAGCTGTGTATTTTGGTCTCTCAACAAACAAAAAGTCTGCTGTCCTGAGAGACACTTTCCTATAAAGATTGATCAGGACCCTGTATGAGATAACCCTAAATCGATCATTGACCAGCTGGATAACTGTATCATAAGCATCCTTGTTGATATTCAGCTTGTTGTCAAATTTGGATTTGTGCAATTTATATTTATTCAATCTGTTGATCTGAGATTCTGGGGGGAATGGTTGCCCCTCATCCAGGAAACTCAGAGATGTCAAGAGCTCTGAGTCTGGGATCAAATACTTATTCTTTGGTTGATTGAGTTTAATTACTCCAACTTGTTCTGTCATATTTATCTTCCTTTAACTGTGACCCAACGCCCACCCCGTTTTTGAGTCATGTCTGATTCATAAGCATATCTGAGAGCATCAATGAGATGATCATCCTTCTCAACTGGTCTGTTGAT